GCTTCAGAATGTGAATAGGATTATGAAAGCACGAAAACTCGGAGAAGAATTTGGCAAAAGATTATTATAAGGTAAGTTTTAAATCTAATTTTAGTTTTAAAAAGTTAGCACTAAAATTTGACAAGGTTATGGAAGATAATAATTTTAATATTATTAGTAACTTTGCAGAGGCTACTGCTAAAAATATCAGCGATGGAAATCTCAGGGCTTTATCTCCAAATACATTAGAATTAAGAAGAAGAGGACTTTCAACTTTCCCTGGTCATAATCAATCTAAAAAAACTGATACAGAGGGAAAACCACTTTTATATACTAAAGCGTTGAGAGACTCCATCAAAGCAACAAAAGATGGAATTGAAATGCTAGAATATGGAGTTGAACACAATGAAGGATTTAATACTCCAGAGGGAAAATTTGTCCCTTCAAGAAATTTTATAGTTGGGACTGAAAAATTAAAAAGAGATAAAAGTGCTTTTGATGTGGTTGCCAATCAAACAATTAATAATTTTAATAAGGCAATGAAGAAATAGTGCCTGAACAGTACGAAAACCTAGAGGAGTTTTTAGATGCCGAAGAAATCGAAGAACAAGACGAAGACACCCTTTTGTGGGTCGCACTCGGACTCGCTTATGGAATTGATGTCCTTGCTACAAGAATTGAACGAGAGATTGCTATTTTGCGAGGAAGTGGCGTTGGAGATGCAGCGATTGTCCAAATTCTCTCAGATGATCTCAGGGCAGGAGGAAGAATCTTCGGAGAATTTCGCAATACAATTAAACGAGGAATTGTTGGAGGAATTATGCAGGGTTTTAGGATCGGACAAGATAATGTTTATGGGAATAACTTAATGATGCGATGGGTCTCTGTCGGTAGCCCCAGAATATGTGATGATTGTTCCTCTAGAATTGGCGAAATCGATACCTGGGAAAACTGGCAAGGAATAGGACTACCTGCAAGTGGATTTTCGGTCTGTAAGGAAAACTGTTACTGCCAACTTATACCAGAAGATATCCCTATTGACGATAAAGTCATAATTCAGGGTATTGGTGGAGTGGAATCTACTAGGTAACTATTTATATTTCTTTATTATAAGCTTAATTTCTTCCCACATCTTATCATCTTTTTTAGATTTAGTAGTTTTTACAATCAAATTACCCAAAAACAATAATGCCGAAGCACTACCCTTTTTTAATATCCATTTTGCTAGTATTACTTGTATCATCTTTTGCCTTTTTCTTTAATTCTTCATTAAGATCAATCAAGTGCTTCTGGAAATCAGCAGAATCGTCTTTAAACTCAATATAAGAGCCTACAATCCTCTGTAAATTAGCTATTTGGCTTGTAAGCCACTGTAATTGCTGATCTCTTTCCTTATTTGTTGGTTTTGCCACGCTTTTTTCTCCTTTTTCTTTTTTTTCTTCTAATAGGCGATGGAGTCCCATTTCCCCACCACTCTACAAATGAATCTAGCGATTTATATGCTTTTCTCATTTCTTTTCTCCTTTTTAAGCTGTTTTTGCTTACGCTTCCAGACCTTAATAGCCTCTCTGCGCTTTTTTCTTAACATTTTTCTATTCTTGGCTTGTTTATTGGGCATATACTACCATAGTGGAAATTTCTTCCTTTGTTCCTGCTGCCATTTATGATGCTCTGCTGAAGTCCTAGGCTTTCTACCAAGCTTCTTTATTTTATCCTGTATAGCTTTTCTTGCAGGTTTCATGTTCCCACTTATTTTTTTAAAGGTGCATTTCTTATGTCCCAATGTTTCCTCCTGTAATGCGCTTTTATAAAATTATCCTTATCTCTTCTCGGTCTTAAAACCCTATCCCCAGCCTTTGTTTTAACAAAATCCTCATCTGTCCATACACAAACCAAGTGAATTGCCTCTCCGAGAGTATTTGGATGGTTACAATTATAGATCTCCTCAATGGGCTGGAATAAAAGCAGGCTTATAAGGTAATACTTCAAGATTTCTGCCTCAATTCCCTCTCTTTGACTCTTACAACCTCAATCCAATCTTTCTTCTGAGCTTTTGTAGGTCTTCCAGCAGGTAGTGGCTCAATCCCTACTCTCTTAGCACGCTGCTTCCACCTGTGCATCTTATTTCTGGCAAGCCTGCGCTTGGAATTCTGCGCAACCTGCTTAATGGTCTTGAATTCTTCCCTTTTCCTTATTTCTTGGTTATGCGTATTGCGCTTGGGCAACACTACATCTTGTGTTTCATTAATATCCTCTACTATATCTTGTATCTCTGCATCTACATACTCTATCTCAGTCTTATCTGATTTTAAATACTTCTCAAAAGGACTATCAATGGTGACATTTATATTCTTAACAAGCTTGCCACTATGCTCAAGCACTAATCTGCCTGCCTGGACATTACCTGCCTTGGCTTCCCTAATCATGGCACTTAGAACAGCAGGTATTTCTGCTCCAAACTCTATCATGTATATCTGGTATACTAGATCCACAAAGTTTGGGTCTCTACGCCAAGAAAGGATTGTTTGTTCGTGGACTTTAAGCTTATCTGCTATTTTCTTTACACTGGTTTCAGGGTCTAAAGCCATCATCTCTGCTGCCTGTTGCCTTTCACCAATTTTTTTAAGCTTATTCACGCACTTAATATAGCCAAGTATTGACATTATTATCAAATATTTTTTTATCAGGTCAGTATTGGCATTAATATTTGTCATTTTTGTGGGAGAGTACCTGTTAATAGATTCTGGAAGCTATACGCCTTCCCCCCCCCTTTGAATATTTTCTTATAATATATATTATGTAAAGTCTTTATATGGTGAGTTATAGAGGAGGAATGTAATAATATTAGCTAGAATGAGCCATTTAACTACATAGAATTTACTTTAACCTACTAGATGTAGTGGTGTCTGATTTGATTGATTGGATTGGCTTTGTTGAATCAGATAGGCAAGACACCTAAGCCCATAATCCAACACTAATATCTTATTAATATTATAGCATTGTATTAATATAGTGTTACATCTTACTAAATAATATATTTACATAAATGTAAACAAATAGCTTGCATATTAAATATTAATATATTAACTTGTAGTAACAATTAATTAAAGGAATTAAACATGAAAACAGAAACAATACTACAAACTAAAAATGTAAACAAAGTAAATGGATATTATGAACACACAATTAAAACAGATAGCCTAAGTATTAATATTCAGAATAATTCTAAAAATAATGGTGAAGATTTAACCTATGTACAAATTAAAACAAATAACAAAAATTCTATAAGCATTAACCAAATAGATAATGTACTTATTGTTAATGGTGAAATAATAGAACTAAGAAAATAATTAACCAAATAAAGTAAAGGAATTAATAATATGAGAATTACACTATACAGAGCTGATTTTGTAGACATAAAAGACACTATTAACGGAGAATATAAAACTATTAATTCTTTTGATTTAATGTTAAAAAGTCAATTCAATATTAAAGATACAGATGACATAGATGATATAGATGTAGATATAGATATAGATACTTTAAAAACTTTTTAATTAACCAAATAAAGTAAAGGAAAATAATACCATGAACTATAAAAAAGAAGAAATAAAAGAACATTTAAAAGATTGTATTATGGATTATGATAATGAAACTGTAGAGCAATTAATAAAAGATAATGAATTACATCATGAAATATTTAACACAGATTATTACATAATAGGAACATATAAAGCAAAGGAATGGCTAGGTACTAAAGCTTTTGATATTATCGGATTTATTAAAGATTATGAAATGGATAATTTCGGAGAAGTGTTTACAGATTTATCCAATCCAGAAAAGGTTGTAAATATGTATGTCTATATAATAGGGGAAGAGTTAATAAGTGAAAAATATTATAACTAAAATAAGGAGATAAAATGAACTTAGCATATAAGTATCATTATACTGAAAAGATCGGTAAAAACGGTAAGATTATAAAGAATTACGGGTATATAAATTATGATCACTGGGACAAAGTAACAAAAGCAAAAAAGAGAGGTAAATAAAATGGATGAAGAAAGTAAAAAACAATTTATAAACTATAGTAATAAAAAATTAATAAACACTATTAATTATAGATATAAAAATAATTTAAATGATGATGATTATATATACGAACTAGTAAGAAGAAGAAAAGAACAAGGTTTAAAAATCGGTATTATATCAGGTGAACAATTTATTTCAGTAAATTATTAATTATATCATCCAGATTTGGCTCTTGAAAATAAAAATATAATCAAAGCATTAAAAAACAGAGATGATAAAAAAGTTATTGAATTATTAGACAATGAATTTTAAATAAGAGGCTTATAAAATGATAAATATAATAACAGGCTACATCATATTAATTATAATTATAGCTTTCATTTATAGGGTGTTTTTTACTGATAAATTATAAATACGGCTAGGGTTTTTGATCTTTTAATTATAAGTATAAAATGGATTTTGATTTTTAACTAAAAAAGGGGAATAACATGAGAACAGAACTAACTAAAAAACAAATAAGCTCATTATGTAGTAAAGATGAATTAAAACCTTCACTTAATGGATTACTATATGAACCAGAAAAAAACAGATTAACGGCTACAAACGGCTATGCCTTAATAAGTTATAAAGTAAAATCTAGTGAGAATGATTCAAAAGGAATTTTACCTATTGAATTGTTTAAAACTAAAAAAACTGATGAATGTGAATATGAAATAAATGGAAAAGCTACAAGAACGAGTATAAATGGGGTTTCTACTTATAATCTAATAGATGAAAAATATCCTGATTATGAGGCTGTAATGCCTGAAATTAATAATTCTCATGAAATAGGTATAAACCTTAATTTATTAAAAAAACTATGTGATTCAGTTCCTAGTGATAATAATAATAATAAACATATCAAACTTATAATAAATAAAGATAATGTTAATTGCGCCATTAAGTTTGAACAATTTAGTGAAAATAGTGACGAATCATTATATAATGGAGTAATAATGCCTGTTAGAATCAATAAATAATAAACAAGGAATTATATTTTATGAATGATTACCTATCAATTATAATTTCATACATAATTTTGATCATTACCATTATAACTATAAGTAGAGTTTGCTTATATGTCTTAACAGGAATTTAAAAGAAAGGAATAATAAAAATGGATATATGTACATATTGTAAAGAAGAAATAAAAATCTATGCTTGTTTAGATGTAAATGGAGCTGAAGAATTATGTTGTCAAGATTGTCATGATGATCTTTATTTACAATACCATGAACTAACAAAAACAGATAAGTAATTATATTATAAACCAGAGTTTCATTTTAAAAAAAGAGAGGTTATAAATGACTGAATACCAATATGATCTATTATATTTTTGCTCTGAGTTTGTGAGCATTATATTTCAGCTAGGGGTTTTATATATTTTAATAGGGTTTTTAAAAATAAAAAAGAGAGGCAAATGATGAGTTTAAGATCAGATTTAGAGGGTGTTTATATGCACAGCAAGAGAAGATTTATAAGCATCTTAGAAAAAAAAGCAGATAAGTGGCTAAATGATGATGATTATTGGATTGGATATCCAGATTGTGATATAAATGTAACTGAGGACTTTGATGAACATGGAGAGTATAGAGTAGTTTCTGTTTATGGAGTAGAGGTTATATATGATCATTCTAATGGAGAATCTTATCTTCAAACGGACACAGGGAATTTAATAGAATCTTTTAATTTTAGAATATAAGGAGGTAGTATAAATGAAAAAAGAAGATAAAAATTGCAGATATTTAAACTTATATCCAGAGGACTTTGATTATACTGATACTTGGAAACAAATATGTGATAGTGTTGGTGTTGGATATGATGTTAAAGAAATAGCTATATTTTACGATAAAACTATGACAAGAACAGGAGATGAATAAATGAAAAAACCTCAATTAAGCATTATAGAGAAGATCGTAATTATAACTTGTATGTCCATTCTGTTATATTGGGCTTACTTAATAATAAAATAGGGAGAAAGGAAATGAATAAGTATAATGTAGTATTTCACTATCATTTAGAAATAAATGCAGATAGTAAAGAACAAGCAGAAGAATTTGCTATTGAGGATTATAATTTAAATACTCCTCCAAGTATGAATGATTTGTCTATAACAATAGAAGAAAAGGAGAAAGGAAATGAAAATAGATATTAGAGCAAAAGATTGCTTATATATAGAGTTAAATGGGTGGACTTATTATATTGATGACTCTACAAATGAGCAGATTATTAATAAATGGAATGATGATATGGAAGAAGATACTACTATTGATTGCACAAAGGGTAAATTAATATAAAAACCCAGAAATAAATAAGATTAGATTATAAAAAGGAATAAGGATTAATAACTCTACATACCTTATAAGAAGAAAACAAGTTAAAAAGCCGAATATAAATACAAGTATATTTATCTTAAAACTGCTCATATATCCTCTTTTATATTATCCCCTTAGATTTGAACTAAGAGTTTTGCCTAGAGGAATCCTATCCCCTGTTATAAAACAGAGGTGGATTCTAGGCTTATATTATCCCCTTTAGAAATCACTAGTCGGATATGCCTAAGAACTATAAACCTCACTATAATTCTCGCAGAAGTTCCATTTTCCCAAGTAAGATTGGTATCGGCCCTAGTCTTCTGTTCGTCTTAGGTTATGGCTATACCGAAATCCCTTTTTGTAGCCACTTTTATAATCTCCCTGCGCAAAAAGTAAATAGTTCCCAAACCACAGGGATTATAAAATACTACCCATCATTATATTTTCCAAGTGCATTTTGAAGGTTTCTATTATATTTCTCGTCTGGGTTTTGAGATACTTTACTTTTTTGTTGCATAAGAGTTTACGAAATGATAAATTAAGCCATGATATATTTTAATGGAAACAAACTAAAAGAAAGAATGAAGGCTTCAGGAATTAAAATGAACTTCATCGCAAGACAGCTTGGTTTACACAGGGTAACTCTAGCTTATTATTGCTCAGAGAGATTAAATCCAAGTAAGGAAACACTAAAAGAAATTGCAAAGATGTGTCATTGCAAACTAGGAGATTTTTATGACAACAAAGAAGAAGCCGAAGCAAGAAAACATCAAAACAATAGTTAAGAACTATACCGAAAACACACCTCTCAAGAGGCACGATCTTTCTAATGGTCGTTGGTATGAGGATTCCAAAGGTCGCTATTATATTTCAGTCACGAGTTTTGACATCGTAGATAAAGGTGTAAATTTCCATAATTGGCTAATGAATAATGGTAAAGATGCTATTAGGATCAGAGATGAGAAAGCTACCATAGGAATAATCGTTCATGCTTATATAG